TGTGAAATCATATTAAAGGTAACTTCATTAATATCTTCCAACATTAAAGAGTCCTTTACTATGCCAAACTGTGGGTATTTCATCTTTATCATTAATTTATCTGTTAATTGAATTTCTGGAGAAACAGATTCATCTTGTTGCACTTTGATTTGTGTCAAATCAAGATTGTGTTCCATTATATTACCACATTCTTTATCGTCAACAACATTGTTGCATCGATATTTTGATTCAACAACCTCACCAACAGATTTTGATCTCAGTTGTAAAAAATAATATTCAATATCAACAATTGGAAGTTTGTCAATATTGATATTGTCTGTTAGTGTACAATTATTGAGTATATCAGAAATTGCTTGCTGTACTGTGATGGAATCCGATGATTCCATAGCCATCAGTAAATTTTTTTGTTCTTTGACTAGAAACGGTCTAAATTTAATTTTCTTTTTAGAAACCGGCAATTCAACTTCATAAGTTGGTACATCAATTTTAGGTAAAGCCATTTTATTTTCACTCCATTAAAAAATTAATCACCATCTGGTTACTGTAGATCAAAATTATCTATATCACCTATCAATTCCGAATTATCCAGACCAAAGTTATTATCTTCTGTGTTTTGGTTTTCAAACGAAACTTCATTTGGTGTATCGCCGCCAATTGGATTCATTAGATCCCAATTGTCTATATCACCCATTAAGTCAGAATTATCCAAACCACCTTCATATAACGTTGGATCAATCCAACCTTCAGTTGTTGGAGAATCTACTATAGGCATAGAACCTCTGTCTGCACCACCAATAGCGGCTATTGGACCAAGGCCGTCTGAAATGCTGGAAAAGTCTGCAAGGCCTTGATCTATCAGTTCCATACCAATTGCTTGTAATGAATTATTTTTCCAATATGTGTATGAGAATGTTACCAATAGTCTATGATAACCATCGTCATTCCAATTTAAATCCATTTGATTGATTGCAATTGGATATGCATTGTACAAATTGATCGAATATGATAATTGATTTGTTACATCATACTGATTAACTGTTAATGTAGAAGAATAATCATCACGATATCTAAAATTGTTATTGTATTGTGGGTTAATATAATTTAACCACGCATCAAAAAATATTTTTTGATTCATATCATCGTCAACAATGATAGTTAAATCTATATCATTAAATGTTGTTAGATATGGATGTTTTTCTATTGGACCATAAGTCTTTTGTTCTGTAGTTGCAAAAGTTCTTCCTGGCAATTGTGTTGCTTCGCATCGATATTGTAAACTTCTAGAAGAAGAAATATATGGTGTCATGGCAAAAGGTATTGGAAGAAGAATATCAAATCGGCTTGGTCTTGCAAGGTCTTTGACAAAACTAGATTTGAAATCAGAAATTCTTCCTTTTGTGGAATTTGGAATACCTATCGCACCTGTTACAGCTTGATTGATTTGATTCGTTATTCTTTCTGGTACTGAAAATAGATCATCTATCCAGGCCATTTAATCTTTCCTTATTTTTCTTGTGGAATCTTGCCAAACTTCTTGAACGGTAGCTTTCCTAAACTGCTGCATAGGCAACATAGCTGCCACTTCCCACTCATCAGGTTGGATGGCAAGTAATCTTGACTGGATATGACCAGTCAAATACTTTTTTAAACACGGTTTAAACTCTTTTAGGCGTCTGGAGGCACTCAGAATGTCATAAGACACTCTCAGACGTTCAACATTGTTCTCATCGTCTAGGATCGCAAATTTTAAAAGCTTACCTAAAAAGGCAATTCTGTAATTTATTGGTAGATAATGTAGATTTAAACCTAGGAAACCATCCACATCTTTTTGTAATACCAATACCAAAGGAAATCTGTCATAATATGGCATTTCACTCTTACCTTTTGGATCGTAATAGAAACAATACAATTTTCCTGGACCAAATCTTGTGACTTTACGACCAGTATCTTTGTTTATATCACTTGCGACTTTAAGTGGGTTTCTAAGTTCAGCAATCTTAGTCATTAACCATCTCATAGAATCACTAGACATAGGTTGAACCTGTGCCTCTTTTAATCCAGATGATAGTGTTTTAAGTGCTGATGCCATCTCACTATTTAGTTGAGACCCAAATGATCTTCTGTGATGATTCTGAAGGTCCAGCCACGGTCCTTACAGTATTCTTCTGCTGCTTTCCATTTGGCTTGATTGACACCCCAAGTTGCAACTTCTTGAATATATTGCTTTGTTACTCTTTTTCTTTGTTCTGGTGGGTGTGTTTGTTTTTTAGGTTTGATCTCTAATAGTTCTGTTCTGATACCATTGTTTGATCTGATTTTGACTAAAAAATCTGGAAAGTATCTATGTCTACGACCATCAACTGGTGACATATAAGGTATAAAAAGTTCTTCAGATGCCCACGATATCACATCATCATTGCGGTCGAGCCAATCCATCACCCTACATTCCCATGAAGAGCGATAAACTATGTTTTTAGTATCACCCACATACTTTTGTGGGTTTCTTGGTTTGAATAATCCTTGGTATGCCATATAAATATGTATATTCAACCTTAGAAAGACAATCTCATGGCCATCATTTCTATCCCCGATTCTCTTGGTGGAGTTGCCATACCTGGAATAACTAATGTACCTGGTGGACCTTTAGGTGTTTTATTCGGAACTTCTCGATATGATCTTGCTGGTTACAAATATCCAAAAGATTTAAGTTCTGCAACAAAAGGTCATTATATTCATTTTACGATTAATAAAATCGAACCTTCTCAACTCGCTACAAATACTGCCAAATCTGTATCAGGTGCCTTTGAAACTGCTTCGAGCGCTGTAGGTGGCGAAAATCAATCTGCGACGGATCGAATTGAAAAACTTTGGAGTGCAGCTGGCCAAGTTGCTACTGGAATTGCAGAAAGTGGCCGAGCGGCTTTAAAAGATGCAAGTTTTGTACAAAGAAAAAAAACACCAATTAAAACTATAGCGTTATATATGCCAGATACTGTTGCATTTCCTTATACTCCAAGTTATGGAGCAACCAGTTTAAAAGATGTAGCTCTGGCAGCATCTAGTGCCGTACCTGGTTTAGGAAAACTATCTCAAACTGTAGGATCTATTGTAAACTCACCATTAACAAAATTATTATTGAATACTGGTGGTTTGGCTATAAATCCAAGAGAACAAGTTTTATTTGATGGCATAACATTTAGAGACTATCAATTAGCATTTACATTTACACCAACTTCAAGAGAAGAAGCTATAGAAGTCAGAAATATAGTAAAAGAATTTAGAAGTGCAGCTGCACCAACGATTCGTAGTGGAGTGGCTGGAATGTTATATGACATACCTAATACTTTTGAAGTAGATTTTTTATTTAATGGTGTAAGAAATAAACACATTACAAAAGTTGCAGAAAGTGTTATAACATCTATTGATGTTAATTATGCACCTAATGGATGGTCTGCTCATAGTGATGGAGCTCCGGTTCAAACAACATTGACTATGAATTTTAAAGAAATAGAACTCATAGATAAAAACATGATTAATCAAGGATATTAAAATGGGTTCATTAAGATATTTTGATACTCTTCCAACAGTTGTTTATACAAAGAATGGTAATTCCATACTTTATACCAATTTATTAGCAAGAGCAAGTGTTAGACCTGCAATATTACAAAATTCATCAATCTACTATGAATATGATATACAAGAATCGGATACACCAGAAATTATTGCAGCCAAATATTATGATGATCCTTTTAGGTTTTGGATGGTTTTATTGCCAAACAATATATTAGATGCACAATGGGGTTGGCCTTTAGAGTCTATTGTTTTTAAAAATTACATGGAATCAAAATATCCTAATGTTAATACACAAAATCTTTTAAATCATTATGAAAAAGTAATAACTCAAACAGAATTAACAACAAATAGAAAAGTTACTTTTTCTGTGCGGGTTGATCAAGAAACATGGGATTCTACCGTAGAATCAAAATCGATTGTTACAACAGCAACAGGCCAAGTAGAAATTGTAATAACAAAAAGATCCGTTTCTGTATATGATTATGAGTATAATTTAAATGAAAAAAAGAGAAAAATAAAATTAATCAATGCTGCATATGCAGACCAGTTGGAAAAAGAACTTTTGGAATTGATGGCATAATATGGCTATTGGTTCAGGATTAGCTTTTGCACAAGATTTTTCTCTTGAAAAATTAAATTTAATTACTGGAAATAATGTACAAATAGACATTAAACAGTTAATGTATGAGTTTTCATATTATGAAGATTTGTATGGTTTTGTGACTTCTGGTTTTGTTACAATTTCAGATGCTTTAGGTCTTATACAAAAGTTACAACTAAGTGGTAATGAAATTATAGAGGTGCAATTTGATAAGAGTTTAGGTTCTGGTGGTAACTCTGGAGTAAAGAAAAAATTTAGAGTATACAAGATTGGACCAAGAACACCTTCAGGCAATATGATGGTGGAATTCTATACTTTATATTTTTGTTCAGAAGAATTGTTATTGTCTGAACAGTCAAAGGTTGTGAGAGTATTTAAAGACAAACCAATATCTGAAATGGTTGCAACAATTCTAAATTTAGAGTTAAGAATACCAACATCAAAACTAAACATATTACCTACAAGTGGTTTGTATGATTTTGTAATACCAAGAGCAAAACCTATCGAAGCAATCAGTTGGTTATCAAACTATGCTCGACCACTATACAACGGTGGCGAAACTGCTGATATGATATTTTTTGAGAATAAAAATGGCTTTCAATTCGATTCGTTATCACGTATGATGGGACAAAAATCATACGCAAAATACAAATATCAAGCTTTAAATTTACCAGATCAATATCAAAATTTTCAATCTGACATGGTAAGTGTATTAAATTTTGAAGTTATTAAAACACATGATATGTTAGAAGATATTGATTCTGGAACTTTTTCAAATCGATTAATTTCAATAGATCCTTTAACAAGAAACTTTAATGTAACTGATTACAATTACAATCAAAATTATAAAAAACGTTTAAATCCTGGTGATGCAGTAAATTTTAAAAGAAATAAAAAAGGCGCAACTCAGACACAATCACCTGAAGGTAAACTTAAATTAGTAGTTACAAATAAAGATCAAAATAATGTACCATTTATAAATGGATCAAAAGAAACTCTTGGTGAAGATATAAGAATAGAAAAATTTGTGC